TCTTTTTCCATACAAAATCCATTAGATGACTTCTTATTTAAACCGGCCAGCCAATCGTTTCCAGCTACTACTTCGGTATCGCTTAACACTCCAAATCTTCCCACCATAGAGGCTAAAATTAATTTACAAAATTTCAATTCATTATCTCTTAAACTGACGCATGGAGTAAATGATTTCTTGCTTACTTCTTTCAATGTATTTTTCCCATACTTATTCAAATCTGCTGGATATCTACTTACTGGATATATTCCATATAAGGCTGATTGCACCAAATCTGTAGAATTAGGAGTTCTCGATATTAAACCTGTATTATAAAACTGTAAAACACTGGTATTTTCTTTATCCAAATTAGATATTTCTAGATCTACTTTAACAATTGGTAAACTCCTATCGAAACAATTCTTAATTGTTTGTAAAACTTCACCAGAATATCTACTAGCTACTCCAAAATCTTCCACTGGATTTCCTGCCACATGCATCCCTAAAATTCCTCTCTTAATAGAGAACAATATAGCTCCACAAAGACCTGCTGCTTGTACATCATACTTTATATAATCTTCCTTAGTAGTGTTAACTTGCAGCGCACTTCCAAACCTAAATTTATAATCTACCACGGAACCAAACTGGGCTACATTATCTAGCCTCCTAAATCCATGTCCTGAGATTAAATACAACTGATCCTTTATATCGCTGTCTTTATTCAACCAAGAGGATATACTTTTAAAAGGATTAGGATAATTTTGAGGCAAAACATACACAGCTACATCATATTCTCTATCAATATAGATTCTTGTAATAGGTGTATATTCCAAAATTATATGGTTCAACTGTTTGTTCTTGAATATTTTAATTTTCATATTCTCCTCTGGTGTTAAATGAGATGGAAGCAATAAAGATCTTCCACTTATCAAAACTTGGCATGAAACTTCTTCATCTCCTTTTTTCAAATTACACTCATATACATTTTTCATCAATGACTCTACAGAGTTATGTACTCCTGAAGTGTTCGTGTCAAACTTAGATCCTTGTCCTTCTATACTTGCCGGGGAATCAGATAAATAATAACAAATTATGGCTCCTACTAATAGCAATGCTATTATGAATAGGAATCCTCCTAAATAATTTTGTATCTTGGACCCTAAATTAATAGAATACTCGATCAAATTCATATTATTCCAGTTGTCTGACCATAAAAAGAATTCATCTTTCAACATATTCAATATTAATTCTCCAACTGCATAGCCCATATAACAACCTACTCCGCATTTCAATCCTGACCATATCTTATCACTGAATATAGACACTCCTAAAGTATCAAGAGTATTAATTCCTTGAGATGTCAAATTATCAAACTCGCCTTCATCTGCTGAAAAGTACGAATACTCTTCTTTGGATTTATTACTTAACAGCCCAGTTTCTACTTTATCTAAAACTAGTAACTGTGGTTTTATTTCACCGAATTGATTTTTCATAGACTTCATAAAATTAATTCCTGTATCTATTTTGTTATCTTCATCTTCCCTATAAAAAATATCTCTCATCACTTCTTTGACATACTCAGAATTTTCTGCTCTAATAGCTTCTGGAATGTCATGTGCTTGCTTTATTTTCCTTTTCTTTATCTCGAAAGCTTTTATAATAACTGCCATCCATTTTCGTAAACCTTCTATATCATCTGTATACTCTCTAATCGTATACGAAGTTGGTATTTTACTTGATTTCGTATTCAAAGATAAATAATCTGGAAATCCTTCTTGAAAATGTTTAGTATGCATATTATAATGCTTAAA